AGCTTCAGGGCTTGGGCAGTTTATTGATAGCTCATGGATTGCGACCGTTCGTAAGAACCGTCCAGACATTGCAGAGGGGCGCAGCAATCAAGAGCTTTTGAAGCTGAAAACCGACCCTCAGCTTGGGCGGCAAATGACCCGCGCCTATACGCTTGAAAATGCGCAATTCCTCGCTAACCAAGGCATTGAACAAACGGCCGGCAATATCTATCTGGCGCACTTCCTAGGACCACGCGGCGCTGTACAGGTTCTCAAAGCTGATCCATCTACGCCAATTGAAAATATCGTTGGCCCGCAAGTTGTTCAGGCGAATGGCTTCTTGAGAGGTAAATCTGCATCGGAAGTCGCGGCATGGGCGACCGGCAAAATGGGAAACAAGAACTCGTTTAGTGTTCCTGTAGACTCTCGGTTCAATCAAATGTCACTTGATGACAGGTTGAAGTTGTACGACGAGGCTATGGCGGCTGCGAATACAGGCATCGCCAAGCGCAATGCCGAATGGACAGCAAGATCAAATCAGGAAAATGACCGCATTCGGTTCGGGATTGTTCAAGGCACCATTACGTCTGAACAGGACATAGCCAATAATCCTTATCTTGATTTAGGTCAAAGAGCAGAGAGAATTACGCAGTTTCGTACGGAATATAAAAAGACGCAGCAAACACAAGCGGACGTTGCATCGATCCTAAACGGAAATTTTTCAGGTGACCCATATGCGTCCGAATTTCAGAAACGTGCCGACAATGCATTTAGTTTTGCAAAAGGTAACTTATCCTCAGATGACCTGCGGAACTTTACTGAAAGCCAAGTGCGTCAGAGTGGCTACGTGCCGCAACCAATGTTGAACCAGTTACGAGCTGGTGCAGAAAGTCAAATAGCAGCTGAGGTTCTTGCAGCCTTGCAGCAAGCTTCTCGTTTCAACCAAATAAACCCCTCGTCTCTGGGGCGGGGCACAGGCGGCGATGCAATCCAGCGTAAAGTCGATGATTTCGAGCATTATGTGAATAGATTGGATATGAAGCCTGAGGACGCAGCTAGACGAATTGCAGAAGATAACGACCCTAGCAAAGTACGTGACCGTAAGGCGCTTGAACCGGCTGCGAAAGAGTTCCGTAAGTCACTTGAGGGCGTCAACCTTGCTTCAATGTTCAATGAAGGTTGGACGCGCCTAGGAAGGCCGAATATTGGTTTTACAGAGCAGCAAGGGTTTGGAATTTCTGCAGATTATTTAGCTATTGCGGAGAAAGAGTTCTACGCAACAAGTGGCAATGCGGAACTCGCAAAAAGTCGAGCAGAGCAAGAAATGAAGCGACTTTATGGTGTTACAGATATCACGGGTACGCCAACCGTGATGAAGAACCCGCCCGACAAAATCTGGCCCGCGATGTGGTCTCCTAGTGACCCATATGGATACATCAAAGATCAGCTCGTAAATGATCTGGCAACAGCCTTTCCTGATGATGTGTCGCTTAACCCGACAAAGGATAGTAGCGGCAATTCATACAGGGGGAAAGTCAATGGCAGAGAGGTTTTCATTGCTGACGAAAGCGGTCTTTCCGAATATCGGAAAATGGTTCGTGATAACATCATGAGCCGCGTGGCTTTTGTTTCTACAGAAAAGACAGACGCAGAAAAGAAGCAAAATCAGCTTCCAGGGTACAAAGTTTTATTCAAGGATGAGACCGGTTTCTACCAGTCGCCATTCTATGAAAAACAATGGAAGCCTGATCTGGCGAATGTCAAAAAAGCTCAAGAGCAAAGAGTTGAGAGAGCTTACGATTATCAAAAAATCGGACACGGTATCGGCGAGTATATCTCCGGTGGCGAAATACCAATGGGTGCTGGCTCTGCTTGGGATAATCCTGAGGCGCAGCAGGTAACTCCAATAACTGAGCCTGTTCAGTTCGCATCACCTCCAACTACAGAAACGCCCACAATAAAGGGCGATCTGAAAGATAATCGGTCGCAACTATTCAAAAATGCACAAGATAGCGGAATACTGGACGGAGGAGGTAATTAATGCCGTTCTATGAACCGAATGTAGCAGTAGCAGACCTGCAAAATATTGCACCAGTGGAGCGCCCACAAGACCCTTCTATCGGAGAGACGCTGGCTGCGGCTTTCCGTTCTGACAATATGATTGGCTCATATCTAGCTTCGAGAGGCATTCAAGACCCGTATCGTATCGAGGAGGGGTTTAACTCTGTCGATTATGTGAAAGATGATCCCGATTTTTCTCAATATGTTGAAAGGTTTGCGGGTGTATTCAATAAGCCTGCAGCTGATGCTTTAAAGCTCAAGATCAAACAAGAAGAAGCAGATCGCCGAACAAGAGATGCTGCAGGTGTGTTTGGCATTATAGCCTCCATTGGTGCCAGTGCACTTGATGCGCCAACTGTTTTCTCGTTGGGCGGTGGCGTGGTGAGTGCTGGCGCTCGTACAACTCTGGGTATGGCTGCACGGGTCGGCGTTGGTGCCGGTATCGATGCCAGTGTGTCAGAGGCTGGTTTGCAACTGACACAGCAGACGAGAACCGGCGAAGAAACTGTTTTCAATGTCGGCGGCTCGGTTCTGCTTGGTGGAGCTCTTGGTGCGCTTGTTGGGCGCTATCTATCCAATGCAGAGGCATCTGCCCTTAGCCGCAAGATTGAGGGGCAGAATATAGCATTCGCAGAAGCTGATATGGCTGTGTTTGGTGGTGGTGGCGCTCAGTCTGCCGGTGCTGCAGCGGTCAATAAGGGGCCTACCGCAATCAAGGATGAGGCCTTAATCAAAAAGTTTTGGGGAGTTCGTTCTCAAGATCCGCTCATCCGCTCGCAACTTTCTGACTTTGATGAGGCAAGAACGACTGCGCGTCAGTTGGCAGAAACCCCGCTTGAGTACGCGGCCAATGCTCAGGGCGTAGCAACAGAAATCGGCGGCTCGGTTGAAACTCGCATGAAGATGTGGAACGCGCCGCTTGCAGATACCCTGCAACAGATTGACACGTCTTATGCGAAATATTTCCACAACACACCTGACCCGTCAGGCTGGCAGCGTCGCCTCGCTCCTATGCGCTCAGAAATGCAGCGCTTAACCGGTGGCGATAAACTGACCTTCAAGCAGTTCAAAGAGGAAGTTGGGCGGGCAGCGTTTAGCGGTGATGCCCACGCAATACCAGAGGTGGTAGAAGCAGCAAAAATCTATCGTCAGATCGATGATGCGATGAAACGGGCTGCCATTGAAGCACGTCTATTGCCAGAGGATATTACAGTAGCTGGTGATGTGTCGCACCTGTTTCGCATGTACAACAAAGATAAAATCTCTGCTTATCGTTCAGACTTTGGGCGCATCCTGAACGATTACTTTGTGTCGAAGCGCGATGCCGCAGCTCGAATTGGCGATGCTGAAAGAGTTGCAAAACAAGCCAACGCAAAAGCAGATGCTGCAGCGAAGAAAGCAGATGAATTTGCTCGCCTGTCAGATGAAGAAATCAAAGATATTGTTGAGCAAACGATTGATACTATCCTCGGCAATGTTGATGGCCGCATCCCTTATGATAGCATTGTTTCGGGGCCACGCGGCCCATTGAAAGAGCGTCTTCTGCGCATTGAAAGCAAGAAGATACAGGAGTTCCTCAACACTGATATTGAGGAGGTGCTCCATGCTCAGGTGCGTACTATGTCTGCGGATATTGAGCTTACCAATAAGTTCGGCTCACCAGATATGGCTGAACAAATCCGCAAGATTAATGACGAGGCAAATCGTAAGATTGCCGCAGTTGACGGCATGCTTGATAAGGAAGGGAAGGCTGCTGCGCCTGAGGCAAAGGCCAAAGAACGCGCACGACTTGAAAAAGCCCGTAAGGGTGCTGTGCGAGACATTGAAGGCATGCGCGATCGCATTCGCGGTCAGTATGCCTTGCCGTCTAATCCTGATGGTATCGTGCTCCGCGCCGGTCGTGTGGCTCGTAACTTGAATTATCTCCGTCTGCTTGGCGGTATGACGCTCTCAGCCTTCCCAGATATGGCAGGTATCATTTTCAAACATGGCCTGACTTCTACGTTCCGCGATGGATTTGCACCGCTCGTTTCAAATATGAAGGCCGTGAAAATGGCCGGGCAAGAGGTGAAAGCTGCAGGTACAGCACTTGATATGGTGCTCGACAGTCGTGCTATGTCTATGGCAGAGATAGGTGATGATTTTGGGCGCGGAAGCAAGTTTGAACGCGCCGTCAAGTCTGCCGGAACACGATTTGGTGTGGTGTCTCTTATGGCCCCATGGAATGCTGCAATGAAGCAATTCAGCGGCATGATCGTCATGACCAATATGCTGCGTTCTGCCGAGGCGGTTGCCAAAGGTACGGCCACAGCGAAAGAAATCCGGAAGCTTGGCGCGGCAGGGATCAATACCGATCTGGCCGAGCGCATTCATAAGCAGTTTCAGAAATATGGTGAAACTCAAGATGGTGTATTTCTTGCCAAGGCCGCAGATTGGGATGACCGGTTAGCGCGTGAGGCCTTCCGTACTGCTGTGGTGCGCGATGTTGATCGCATCATTGTAACACCGGGGCAGGATAAACCGCTCTGGATGAGCTCGGAACTCGGCAAAACAATCGGCCAGTTTAAGAGCTTTAATGTCTCGGCTATGCAGAAGATCACTCTTTCAGCGATTCAGCAGCGTGATGCTGATGCGCTGGCTGGTGTGGTTGTAGCTCTGTCGCTTGGTGCGATGACCTATATGGCTAAACAGTTATCTGCCGGAAAGGATCTATCTGACAATCCGGCGGTCTGGGCAACCAATGCTTTTGACTGGTCTGGTCTTGCTGGTTGGATGATGGACGTGAACAACGTAGCGGAAAAGGCCAGCCGTGGCCGCGTGGGTTTGTCAGGAGTAACCGGCGAGCAGATGAGCCGCTACCAATCGCGTAATGTGGTTGGCGCATTTCTCGGCCCAACACCGGATGCAATCTCAGACATATTCCAAGTATCAGGGTCCATTTTTGCGGGCGATACATCAAAGTCAGATTTGCATAAGGTCAGAGGCCTAATGCCGTTTCAAAACCTATTTTATATCAGAGGTCTGTTAAATCAGGTTGAGGATGCAACGGGCGATATCATTGGGCTTGAGGATTCGGTTAAGCGCTAGTAGCGGAATGGGCGTGTTATAATCCTGAAAAACAGAACAATAATCCCTGACGATATAAGTCCGATAAAAAATCTAAAAGACATCTCAGGTAAAGAGCTTTGTGTAGGTTTTATCATTTCAAGCGCGGTCACTAAGAGTGCAGATACACACGGTATCATGAGTAGTGTTGGCACGAGCCATCTAGATGGTGAAAATATTAATCTGATGAGAAGCATAAATATTGCGACCACAACAATCCTAATTGGATCAAGCGTCTGTGCTATCAGTGTTGCAATGATTAAGTTCATTGAGGTGCCTTGAATTTAATTATAAAATTGAGGGGTGCACGCTTTTTTAGGTAATGCCTTGCTTGCCCCTTGCAGACTAAATGTGGCCGCCTCTCCATGGGGGTAAGTGACCTTCATAGTTTTTCCGCGTCTAATAGCAGACCAAAGATGAACCCAATTATCAGCGCAGGAATGACAATCTGTATTCAACTTCCCTGATTTATCAAAGAATAGCTGATAATTCTTGCCTTGAGTGCGTATTGTAACAGTAGATTGAGCGGGTGGGTCTTTTTTATTAATAGAAATCATCGCCCCCGGCCCATCCGCTGCCG